GCTCAATTGCAATGTATGAGTTGAACGCGGCCATAGTCCTTTCCGGACTACAGTCAATCTCCAATTTCTTGAACGTAAGGCAAATTTGCCTAACGCTCTCGATAATGGTTGAAGTGTCTTCTCGATCATTGTAAATCCTTCCTGTGTCTCTGTCGAAAACCTGACTGGTCATACCTTGCAAAAATGCAGGGATTGACCCACTCTTTCCAAAACTACGAAAGAGTGTGGAGTCAATAATCCCGTACTCTAAAGCTTGTTCAAAGTCTCTAGAGAACATGGGTAGGGTTATCGTTAAAAATGATAAACCCTCGTTTTCGACTCGGGACCTCAAAGTTTCGAGGTCCCGATAATCATAGACATCAGCGGTGCATTTGTTACAAGCGTCTTGGTAGACGACTTGCAACAACCCTAGCAGATTACTTGCTTCGCTTTTCATAGTTCCCTCCAATATTAGGATGGGTGACTAATCGAACTTAGCAGGTTACCTACGCAGACGCGTTTTACTGGACTTAATACCAGGGCCGAGTTATTTAAGCTCGCCCGCGTTTGCGATCTGACATCACGAGTGATGTCATGAAACTGACACCACTACAGCATAACCAACTAAATTGTTGGAAGAGAAACTTAAGTCTCCCCACCAATCAACTTTGTGTTGGCTGTAGTATCTAGCCAGGCTTTTATGCCTGCCCAGTTGTAGTCGATTTGCGTTGTTGAAAAGCCAAAAGCTGGCCTATCATCAACTATCTGCCAAGACTGCGTGTCATAATCATTGGTTGAATCCAATGGATTAGTGACAATCGCCTTCTGGGTGAACTTGACGAGAGTACGAATACGCCCGTCAGCGTTCCTCTGTTGGCTAATGGTTAAACCATAAAGGCCATCAGCAGATAAGTAGTCAGTGGTGGTTTTATTACCATTGACAACCGTGCTTACGCGCGGCATTACTTTAGCGACTGCATTTACGGTGACAGTTTGTGGATCGGCAAACATACTAAGTGAACCTCCTAAAGGTAGTGAGAGTTTATCCTAGTCTTGTATCCGGTCCTTTCTCAAGGGACAAAATAGTTGTAAACGACTAGGCGATAATCTTAGCTAGTGCCTGGTAATACCAAGTGCAGCTAAGATCGCTAAACGCATTGGGGATAAAGTTTCCCAAGGCGAGTCAAAACCATATGGACTATCTGCCTGTTTGCGCTGCTTGCAGTCGATTCTTCGACGCCAAGTCAGCACTATGTCACCACTCCCAGTCGAAAGGTATTGTTTACATACCAAATCGCTGACCGTGTGATGCATCAGGTAGAGATAGTCGGCCACAACACCATCGAGAATAGCTCCTCCTATAGCATCGAGATTTCGACCTATATTGAGTTGCCAATCGATGAGCCATGTCCAAGGTGTAGCCCTCCAGATGACTGACGGAGAAGCACGAAGGCCATGCATGCGTAACCACGCTGCAAGTACCCCCATACTCGGATATTTATCTTCCGGGTACTTCTCCTGATCAAGTGTAGGAATGTAAAACTTGAAACGGCCCGAGGTTGTAACGAGAGTATATTTTTCCTCCCATACTTCCCACCGAGCTGTTCCAGGTGCACATATCACGTTCTCCATGACATAGCCAGACGGTTCACACCGCATGCCTGTGCCACTGGCGACAAGTGTCTGCACTAAATCATCTTTTAGGGTCCTCCTATAATGTTTCCATTGACCATTAGATTTTCTCCAATGGTCTAGCATCTGAAAGAAGCGCGCATTATTTTCTGCGAACTTCGACAGATCGGAAATAAAAGGAGCCCAACCAAATACATGGTTGAGAAAATGGTCGGAGATCTCTTGAGGGGCCTGTCGGCCCAATCTCTTAAGATTACCTCTCCGAAGCTGCCGTCGGAACTCGCGAGTGGTGATACCACTACTCCCGCCCATAACCTTCCATATATCATTGAAGGCACGAGCGGACGTGTGTAGCATAGGACTAATGTCCGATGCTTCCCCAAGCGCGACTCCCATGGAGCCTAATTCCATCTTCGGCGCGGTCCTAGCCCACGCTTCTGGACCCCAGCCGGCCAACGAGGGAAGCAAGGAAGATTTCAAGCTGAGGGCTTTTCCTACATCATTATAAGTAGATGTAAGAATTGGATCCCCAGGAAAACTTGGATTAACAAATCCACCGACGTACTTGATTTTTACGAAACCGAGCCCAAAAATATTTTGGGTTCGTCCGTTAGAATCATAAACGCCGGTTCCTTGAATCTCGGGTGCGCCTCTCAAGATCTTTATAGACGTGAACGGTCCCCCAGTGGTCCATTGGCCGCTAATCCTGTCATGTTTTTCATCTATGACAGATTCAGCAGTCGAATAGGAACCAGTAGGCCAGGTAGTCAGATGGTCCCCGTTAGGGTTCCACTGATTGTTATAAAAGGCAAACCATTTGCCAATTAGCCTGGTAATCCCGGGTTTATAGGGATTAGGAACTAAACGTTCACGATATCTTGAGACGCGTGGTCCGGGCATGAGTAACCTCCATATGGATAGTGTGTTCGGTCTAATAACCGTGCACTGCAACACAGCTATTGTTTAAAGAATGAAATCATCGCTGATCTCATAGATGCCCCCAAG